CGCTGTCCAATCGAAAAGGTGTGGCGGTTAGCCCCACAAAACGGCACTTAGGGTTCATTTGCTTCAATAGCGTACAGGCACGTCCGTACTGAGTCTGGGCGCTTCTTGGCAACAGGTGGCACTCATCAATAAGGCAAATGTCGAAAGGGTCAAAATTATGAAGGTTCTTTTCTATTGTCTGTATTCCGGCAAAAGTAATTGGCGCAAAGTATTCTTTTTTCCCCAGGCTTGCGCTAAAAAACCCAGTCTTTGCGCCTGGCAACAGTTTTTGTAATTCCGCCTCGTTTTGCTCCAAAAGCTCAGCGCGATGAGTAAGAATCAAAACCCTTGCGCCATGCTCCTGGTGCAGCTTTCGGATTAGGTCGGCAATAATTAAAGACTTGCCGGCCCCGCAAGGGGCGACAATGAGCGGGTTTCCCTTGGTCTTTGACCAGTATCTCCAAACACTATAAATCGCTTCTTTTTGGTAGTCTCGAAGAATAATTTTATTCATTTTTTCCAGCCTTGCCGGCAAACTTTTGGCGTATGTCTTCGGCACCACTATCAAGAGGTAAAGGTTTTTCCGAGTCGTGCATCTCTTGACTGGTGTAACAGTTGCGCCCGCCTGCGGATCCATCAACGTGATTAATCATTCCGTTGTCATATTCAATAAAGGTCTTTCCGTCGCTGTTAACAGCAGTGGCATACGGCACCAAGTCAGGCCGCATAAGGTGAGAAGCTTGCGCCTTTCTTTGATCACTTACACTGATTGATGTTTCACCATTATCGCTAGACCATGTGCCGTCAGGCATTGGCGTTGCGTGTATATTCGTGCGCTCGTTAACTTCTGCCACTCTGTTTCCGTGGCACACTGGCCAGTGATCGCAAAATTTGCACTGATACCAGCCGGGATCTTCGCTGATTTTTTCTGGTGGTTCTTCGGCGTATATAATCTTGCCGGCTTTTTTTAGCATACGTTCTGCCAAGGCATGATCAACGTCATAAACTTCTGTCCATATACTGTCACTGTCTTTTTCAACAACCACATAAAGGCATTTATCAATGCCGGCAAGGTGCATACCGACGTGGATCTGCGCCCAGTATTGAGCGTTCCAAGCCTCCACGTTGTCAGCCTTTATTAGCTTTGTGAATGACTTTTTTCCGGCTGTCTTTATTTCCATTGCCATCCAGCCTTCATAGCCTGGAAGGTCTTTTAAAGCGCCGTCCAAAGAAAGGCCAAAGTGTCCGCCGTGTTCCCAGAAATACCACTGCTCACCATTAGCTGGATCAAGTGGCAGAACGGTTGCCCCGATAGCCCTTAGGTCATTTACTACTTTTGGCTCTTCCTCGTGACCCCTACTAAACAAGCGCAATACTCTACCTGGCGGCTTTGCGTGCCATGCCCATCTAAATTGATACCACAGAGCACGATCACAAGGGCTGCCAATCTGGCTTCCCCCCATGTGGGCGCGGTGAGGCTGTTCGCGGTTGTCTTCGTATGCTTTGTATATTTGGCTGGCTGTGTCGTTCATTATTTATTTCCTTTTAAAAGATAGGGCGACCGAAGCCGCCCATTATTAACTTACTCCCAAGGCTTCTTTCTTGCCTTTGGCGTTTCTGCTGGCTTTGATGCTGGCACCTTAGGGCTTACAGGAGTCGCTTTCTGTGCCCCATCAACCGGAGCATAGCCCTTCACGTTATTGCTTGCCTCGTAGTTGCCTGAGGCTGGCTGAATGCCAACTTTAACCATAAAAGGAGTGTCTTTCAGGTCATCCGATGACTTTGGTTGCATAATGCCAACGGCCCGGCAAATGCTGGCCAGTGTACGCTGCGCAATCTGTACGGCTGTTTCGTTGGGGTTGTCCAGGTTCAGCCGCTCAAAGATCACCCGGTTCTCAAACTCGCCATTGATAATATCAAGACGAAGCTGCAAGTAACTGCCGTTGCCGGACTTGGTGGGCTTTTCTTCGGATTCAGTAATCATGGCCGTATACCAGCCCGCAGGGATTGGCTCAAAGCTGTCTTGTTCTGCGATGTCGTTAGCGTTGAAGTTGTTAAATTGCATGATTTATTCCTCGTCTTCGGTTTGGGTTTCGGTGTTTACTTCGGTGCTTTGTGCATAAAACGGAACTCTATCTGCAAGCGCCTGCCATTCTAGTGGTATCTCTTCCGGCATTGCATAACGGTTTTTTGCAATCACTGCGGGCGATTCTGACACCCTGAGCAATCGCTGGCCTTTGCTTTTTGCCTTCCCTTGCTTGTCGTCTTTGTCAGTTTTCTTAACGTATACCGGCTTGTGCGCAAAGCCGATAATGTCCGCCTGCTCATACAGGTAAGCAAACGCCCGCTTGTGGAGCTTAATCTGATAACGGTCATAAGGCTCGCCGTCAGGCGGATCAAATTTCACAATATCGCTGTGCGCAATCAGAACAGGAGTCACGCCACGTTTTGCCAAGCCAAGAACAGCCTTGACAAGATCCCGCCAGTATTCCATCGCAAAGATGTAGCCCTTGGCGAATCCAATATCTTCGATGCTATCTTTGCCCTGATCCTTTGCTACCTGGTCCCAGATTAGCGGCTCCAAAGCTGAAAGGCTGTCAATAACAACAGTCTTATAAGGATGCTCTCCATATAAAGATGCAATAGCGCCCATGACATCGGCAATGGTTTGAACAACGGGAAAGGTCGGCACGTTGTTAATGCCTAGACCGTCTTCTGCCCTGATAAAAATTGCATCTGGCGCACTGGCAGCAAATGTTGTCTTGCCGGCTTCTGGGGCGCCGTGAATAACAATTAAAGGGGCGCGAGGGTCAGCGCCTTGCTGAATGCTTAATAGATCAAATGCCATGATTATTTGTCCTCTACTTTTACGCTTGGCTTGGCGGGCTTTACAGTCAGTGCCTTCGCAACGATTGCATAGGTTTCCGGGTAATTTTCTTGAAGGTATCGAATGCCTTTAGGGTCAATAGACGGCTTATAATTGACGGGGCGCAGATCCTCTGGAATGCTATCCTCTATATCTTTCCACTTTTTCTCATCCAGTTTTCTTGTCATGCTAGACGTTACCGTTACTTTGTAAGTGCCGACGTCATGGGTCTGACTTCCCTCGGCCTTCATTCCAACCAAGTCAATTATTTTTCCTTCGGTTTCTAGCCGGAAATCTCTTGAGGTGTTTTCGGCGGTTTTTGCTTCTCTCCAATCTTTAGCGAGTTGGGATATAGTGTGCTCTGTCATTTTTTCCTTCCTTCTTTGCGTTGTGTTATTCGGTTTACGTTGCAAAGATTACGGCGTGCGGTTAGTATTGTCAACACTTGATGCAAACACTAGGGGCATAAAAAATGAATACGCAAGAAGCGATCAGCTATTTCGGTAGCATAAAGAAGCTATCAAAGGAGCTTGACATATGGCCTCACAACGTTAGTCGGTGGGGAGAGTGTCCACCAATGGCTAGGCAGTATGAGATTGAGGTTAAGACAAACGGAATCTTGAAGGCGGAGCGCGAAAAATGAGCAGGCCAGAGGCGGGAGCCAGATAATGGAAGGCAACGCAAAAAATTACATAGAAAAAGGCTGGGCGCTTTGCGCCATACCACCTAACAGCAAAGCGCCTAGCGGTATTGGCTGGCAGAAAAAAGGCGCTACCCTTGCGCAGTGCATTGACAACATTGGCCTGATCCACAGATTGTCCGGCACCTGCGCGATTGACATAGACAACCTGGAACACTCAAGAACGGCACTTGAAGCAATCGGCGTTGATGTGGACTCGCTCCTAGATGAAGGCGTACAGATTAGCAGCGGGCGCGACAACCGGGCCAAGCTGATTTATAAAGCCCCGCCAGAACTACCGGCAAAGCGCCACGCATTGAGCTGGCCAGACATAGGATGTGTGATTGAGTTCCGTGCTGGCGACACTCAGGACGTTCTTCCACCCTCTATACACCCAGACACCGGCAAGCCATACAAATGGATAGGAGACTGGGAAAAATTACCGGATCTTCCTTTTAATTTATTGAACGCATGGCAGAACTGGGAGATAGCAAAAGACGCCATGAAAGACGCTTGCCCATGGGCCAAGCAAGACACTAGCCGGATACCAACCGGAGTGAAGCCTAAAGCCTACAAGGGCGAGAATGAAAACGGCGGGGTTATAGGTCAGTTCAATCAAAACTATGAGCCTGTAAATATACTAGAGGCAAACAGCTACAAAAAAGCCGGCAAGCGGTGGCGCTGCCCGAACAGCACTAGCGGCATACCCGGCGTTATCATGCTGCCAGACAGTGACCCCGCACGCGTCTATAGTCATCACGGCAGCGACCCATTGGCGGATGGGCACTCACACGATGCGTTCAGCGTATTTTGTCAGGTAGAACATAACGGCAACATGGCGGCGGCGGTTAGTAGTGCGGCCAAGTTATTGGGAATTGAGCGCGAATCGGCTCCCTTAGATGAGCAGTCACAAAAAATGGTCGACGGTATAATGGGCAAGAATGTCCAAAAACTAAGCGACCATGTTAAGCCAAAAGAACAAAGAAAGCCGGAGGTGATCACAGCCCCGCACCCTGGGCCATTACCCGTTGGCGCTTTAAGGGATGCTGAACAGTGGATTGCCAGCGGCGTCCATACGGTAAAAAAAGACGCCTTAACTCAATCTGTTCTTGCCTTTGCTTGTTCGGTAACTTCACGGCGATACGTGACACACGATAGCCAGCCGGCGGCGGCTTACCTTGGCGTAACTGATAGCAGCCTGTCAGGGGTTCGGCTACTCACTAACCCAGTAGCGACCCTATGCGCAAAGCTGGGCGAACGTAACGCCCTACACACAGGCGACATATCAACTAGGCAAGCGGTATACCGGCACTTGTTCCGGCATCCTAGATTGTTCTGGGTGACAGACACCTACGGTACGCTTGTGCAGGGGGCTAAGCGGCAAACCAACGGGGCTTATGAAGGTGTATTGAGTGCACTGCAAAAATGCTATAGCGGTGACACTCAGTACCTTGATCCAGAAGCTGCCGGCGTTGTTGGTCAAAAAATGCGAACAATTAGCGAGTGTGATATTCACTCTCCATCTATCACGGTTCTGGCTTTTATATCAGAGGCCCATCTTGATTCTATGGCGTCACGCAACGAGTACGGGCGCGGCACTCTTCACGATATGGCGATTATCCCAGGCGGTGACATTCTGCAAGGACACCACCCCGAGCGCGGAAAGCCCATACCAAAATCTGTCACTGCACTGGTGAAGGCTTTGGCTGACGTTAAAGGAATGGCGGGCGCTGAGCAGAACTGCGGGATTGAGCCAAGCGTTACGGTGGTTGAATGGGAAAAAAGCACTGTTAGCAAAATGGTAAAAGAATGGCGCGACAAAATGTACGCATACATGGATGTTGACGCCAGGT